AGAGGTGGGCGGGCCGGGCCCGCGCCGACGGTTGACGGCCCACCCACCCGTCTCAGGACCCGGTGTACGCGGCGGTCGCGGGCACCCGGTCCGCGTGGTACACGGTGTTACCGGCCTCGTCCGGGTAGGCGGTGATCGTCCACTCGAAGCCCGCCACTTCGTCCTGCTTGTGGGTGACGTCCGACCGCTCGGTGATCTCGCCTTCGGGAATGAAGAACCCTCGCTTGAACGAGTCGCCGTCCAGGACGACGAACCAGAACGCCCTTCGGTCCGGCGTCGGCGAGGCTGTCTCGGAGAACGTGGTCAGTCCGGACGAGGGAGCCAGGTCGGCGGTGGGGAGGCGGTACTGCAGCGACTGCACGATCACGCGGCCCGTCTCCCACACCGTCAGTCCGAACGTGCGCAGACTGGACGTGATGGTGGTCCGGATCGGCGCCGTGTAGCCCCAGGGGGTGAAGGACTGGCTGTCCTCCTCGAAACCCTGCACCAAGCCGTCGTCGGAGATCGCTCCGAGCGGCAGCCACGGCGACAGGGGCTGGACGTCCGGGTCGCCCGGGGACGTCGTGCCGAGGGGCGCCGTCCAGCCGGCACCGTTCGCGCCGACCTCCAGTAGATCCGCGGCGCGGGTGATGTTGACCATGAGATGTCTCCAGACATGGAAGAGCCCGCGCTCGGGCGGGTGTTGAAGGGGTCCGGCGCGGGCCCAAGAGCCGGTCAGGAGACGACCGGATGGAAGTAGATTTCGTAGGTGGCGCCCATGCGGCGCAGGGCCGGATTCTCATACGGCCGCCACGCAGGCGCGGACACGGTCGATACGCGGCCGAACACTGCGGCAGTGGTCTGGATACCGCGCAGCCTCATGACGAGCTTGTCGCGTGTCTGCCGGGCCAGCAGAGAAGTGGCGGCACGATCGGCGCCGTAGCTGTCGATGTCGACGAGGGCACGGTCAAGGCGGATGCTGTCGTCGTCGCCGCCGACCCGGGTGACCTGGTTGATCGGCAGGATGTCGGTGAGGTTGGCGGGCAGATCAGTGAGATGCCGCACGTTCAGCTGCGCCTTCAGCCAGGCGATCAGCTCGGCCTCAACGTCGGGCCACATCAGTCGGCCCCGCCTGCCTGCGCTGCCCGCAGGAGCACATGGTGCGCTGGTACGCGCTCAGTTCCGTATTCCACCCAGCGGGCGTAGTGGGAGCTGTTGCAGACGTAAGCGACGGCCCGATCCCGCCTTCGGCCTCCCCGGGTCGTGGAGTCCGTCTCCCATGAAGCCTTGTAGTGGCCAGGGTCCGGGCCCTTCTCGTAGACCGGCGACGAGGCTTGCGCGATGTTCTTGATGACCTCGGCGCGGCGCAGCATCTCCGCCTGCATGCCAGGCATGCGGAGCATCTCCCCGACGCCCTTCCGTTTCATCCTGAAGCGTGCCGCCACGGCTCCTCCTCGCTATCCGGTGACGAGTTCGAGCGCGACGACTACCGGGCCTGTTGAGCCCGTGAACGGTGAGCGGAACGAGCCGGGCAGGCCCTCCACCTCGTACACGTCGCTGCCCACGCGGACTCGGTCAGTGGCGCGGATGTCGGTGCCGTAGGGCGCGTACAGGGTGAGCCCGGTGATGACGGTGTCTCGGGCGTCGGTGAGTTCGTTGGCTGCGGACCCGGTACCGTCTCGGGGTGCCACCGCGCATCCAGTGACTGGGATCTCCGTCGGCGGTCCGGGGACGTCGTTGCCGTATGTGTCCTCCGTGGACGGACCGGGGCGGAGGATGGTGACCGTTTCACCGTTCGGCAGTTCGCGCACCCGCCACCTCCTCCACGGCCTCACACCAGGCCGCAAGATCGGCCGCCGGGTCCAGTGCCTTCGACCTGGCTTTCGCCTTACGCGAGGCGCTCCGGTATGCGTCACGGCCATCGAGCCGTTCGATTGCCGCCTGCCACGCGTCGACGTCAGCGCGGTCGCAGAAGATCCCAGCCGCCCCCAGGGACTCTGTGAGGCCCTCGGTGGGGTGCGCCAGAACGGGGATCCCCGACGCCATGGCCTCTACGCCGACTCGGCCCCACGACTCGTAGTCCGACGGCATCAGCAGCAGCCTTGTCCGCGCATACACAGCATCGCGCATCTCGCGGCCCGGCATGTGATCCAGCACGATCACGTTGTCCAAGTCAGGCGGCGCCTGCTCCCCGTAACCGCCCCTCACCGCGAGGAACTTCCGCTCCGGCATCCGCTCGGCGAGCTCCTCGAGGACCTTCACGCCCTTCGTCGCAGTGCAGTTGACGAGCGTTATGCAGTCGCCTCGCGTCGTCCGGTACTCCTCCGGCCACACCGGAGGCAGCACCACCAGCATCCGGTCAGGGCGCCGGGACTGGCCCTCGAAGACTTCCTCGGCCTTGGCCAGCATCCACTGCGAGTTCAGCACCGCCAGCGCCGACGAGCCGTCCAGCATGGGCTGCCACGTCAAGTCGAACGTGTTGTGGCAAACGACGATCAGCGGCTTGCCGTAGCCGCGGGCCAGGCAGGCGGCCGGCGGAACGTTCTCCAAATGCGACACCACGGCACTCGCTCGGGCCACCGCCGAAGCGAACCGGTTCCCCGCCTCGTAGGGCTGGACGCGAACGCCGTCCACCTCATACGGCTGACGGGATGCCGCGTGTCGTGACAGCCACACCGTCACCTGGTGTCCGCGTCGCGCGAGGGCCCTGAGCATCTCGTGCAGCGCCCACTCCGCGCCAGCGTTGTGATCCGGCGGGTATGCGTGGACACGGGCCACGATGTTCATCGGCCCGCTCACCGGTACCTCACCATCGACATGCCAGCCTTCGGCCGGTAACCGGCGTCGGCAAGTTCCCGGCGGTCCTCATCGGTCATGACGACCGCGGTCCCCACCCCGGAGCCGTCGGTGCGGTAGCTGTAAGGGCCGATCGTCTCCCCCGTCACCCCGCCCGCAACCGTCGGAGCGGTCAAGGTGCGCAGCACCATGCGTGCCACGATGCCCACGATGTCCTCCGGGACCTGAGCGTCACCGTGGCTGTAGGTGACCCGGTAGGTTCCCGGGTACGCCTCCACGTCGTCGTACCAGTCCTCCGGCAGGTTGACGATCGGGCTGTCGGCGACGGCCCGGACGATGTCCAAGCCGTCCCACTGCCAGCCCACCACTGGCACGTCCGGGGCCCCGCCTGAGCCGACCGCTACCACGGCGGTCACGTCGATGACGGGCCGTTGTGGCAGCCGGATCTCGCCCTGCTGGGCGCGCACCACCAGTGTCTCGCCGTCGGTCCGCGTGAAGTTCCGCTTGGTATACGAGCGGACCTTCGCCGACGCATCCTTGAGCAGCGCCTGGGCCCGCGCCTCCTCAGCCGCAGTGAGCGGCCGGCCTAGCCGGTCGGAGAGGTCCGTCAAGCTAGCGAGGGGATCCACGGCGAGCCACCCCCTCCATCGCAGCTACCCACGCGTCGAGCTCCGCCGCCGGATCCAGTCCGGCCGCGCGAGCAGCTGCCGCCTTCGACGCCTTCGGATAGACCTTCGGCGAGAACAGCCGCTTCACCGCCGCCTCCCACGCGTCCGCGTCGTCCCGGTCGGCGAAGATCCCAGCGTCGCCCAGGGACTCCATTAGGCCCGGAGTGGGATGAGCGACTACCGGAATGCCAGAGCACATGGCTTCCACGGCGACGCGGCCGTAGGACTCGTACACCGACGGTGCGAGTAGCACGCGGGTGCGGGCGTACACATCCTTGGCCATTCGGTCCCCTGGCGTGTGCGGCACGATCTCCACGTTCGGCAGGTCGTCGCGCACGATCTGCCTGCCGTATCCACCGATCACGCCGAGGAACTTCCGCCTTGGCATGCGCTCGGCCAGGGCGTAGAAGAGCTTGGCGCCCTTCTCTTCCGTCAGGTTGATCAGCGTGATGCGGTCGCCAGGCGACGCCTGATAGTCGGCAACCGCAACCGGCGGATGCACGGTGATCCCCCACGGCATGGGCCGGTCCCCGCGGTTCAGCCGCCACCACGCTTCAGCGTCCGCCTTCATCCACGCCGTGTTGTAGACGACCAGTGACGGAGAGCCCTTCACCAGCCACGACTTCGACTTCTCGTAGGTGTTGTGCAGGAGGTGCACGACCGGGATCCGGTTCAGCTCGCCCAGCACCGACGCCCGCGCGGTGTTCTCCAGATGCGTCACGATCACTTGCGCCCGGCTGTCTCCACGCATCCACCGCGACGGATCCGCCTTGTCCCTGTACGGGTACACGCTCACGCCGTCGATCTCGTAGGCGGCATCCGCCGCCGCGGGCTGCGACAGCAGGACGTCCACCGCGTGCCCACGCGCCCCCAGCTCACGCAGAAGACTGTGGGCCGCCCACTCCGCGCCCGCGTTATGGGTCGGAGGGTAGGCATGCAGCATCGCCAGAACCCGCACCAGGAACTCCGATCTACCAACGGCCGGCGCCCCGTGAGGAGCGCCGGCCGTCTGCGGTCAGGACGCGGCCGTGGTCGACTGCACGACACCGAACGGCGAGCGGGTCGCCGAGTTGGTGTTCAGGCGTGTCGCGGGGTTGGCCGTGGCGAACGCGAATCGCGCGACCACGCGCATCGCGACCGAGTCCTGCTGCATCAGGTTGAGGATGACCTTGCCGTCGTCGTCGGAGATGACACCCTCGGTGAACAGCTTGAAGGTGATGTCCTGGCGGATACCGACGATGGCCTTCCTCCAGTCGCCCATCAGCAGCTCGGCCTCGGACATGTCCCAGGCTCCGTTGGTGAGCTCCGACATCGGGTAGCCGTACAGGGTGCCGCCCGGCGTGCCCTGCAGGTTCGGCTGGTAGATCGGCACGCCCTGCGAAGAGCGGATGCCGTTCAGCTTCCACGTCAGGCCCGGTCGGGAGACGAACCCGTTGATGGCGAAGCCGTCTTGGGCGACCTTCTCGGCGACCACCGACACGTCCTGCGCGAAGTCGTCGCCGGTGCCGCCGATGGTGACGTTGCCAGCGGCGACGGCCGACTGATAGACGGCGGTCGGCCACGTCGACGGCTTGTCGAGGCCGAAGAGGGCCGCCGCGTCCAGCTTGGCGCCGATCGCCTCCACGAGGCGGGGCCGCACCTGGTCCCAGATCGGCATCTGCGCGTCGTCCAGGTAGGCCTCGGGGATCGGGACGATCGCCGCGATCTCCTCGACGATCAGGTCGACGTTCTTCCAGTCCTGCGCCGACGTCTGCTTCAGGCCGGTGTCACCGCCCACGAAGTAAGCGATCGGCATCACGTCGAGGACGGGCTGCCGCTGCGTCTTCGTCGACATCGGCACCTGCGCGGCCCGCTGCAGCACCGCGGACGCCGACGGCATCTCCTCGATGATCTGCTGGGACACCGGCGTCGGTACGAGCGGGTCGTTGCTGGCGTCCCGGGAGATCAGAGAGTTGTACGTAGCCACGGGGTCTCCTTTCGGAAGAGCAGCGACCCCGGCCCCGTGGACATGGGAGATTCCGGTGCTGCGAAGGTGTTCAGATCATGGGGTTCGACGGCCCGCCAACTGGCGAATCCAGTCGTCCGCAGACGCCTGCTTCGCCGAGGCCGGCGCCGCGCCGGGGGTGAGCGACTCGACGGGCCGCTGCGTGGCGGGAGCCGGTGCGGGCGCGGTCGCCTTGAGTCGCTCTGCGAGCGCCTCGGCCCGCGTGTTGATCTCGTCGTCCGTCCCGGTGCCGAGCAGGTCGATCAGGTCCGGCGGGATGTTGTGCGTGGCCGCCGCCATCAGCCGGGCGTTCGCCGACTGAAGGTCCGCGAGCTGCTTCTCCAGACCCGTCGCCTTATCGGTCGCCCGCTGAATCTCGGACTTCTGCGCGTCCTCGAACTCGCGGTACTTCTCCGCGGCCTGCCGCAGCTGATCGATCTCGTCCTTCGACTTGAAGCCGAGGGCGCTCAGGTGCTGGTTCTCGTGCTTGCGGGCCAGGGACTTCCACTTCGTCGCCTCTGCCTCCCAGTCCGTCTCCTCCGCCTGTCCGCCGTTCGAGGCGGTGGGCGGCTCGGCCTGGCTGGGTGCTGCGGGCTTCTGCGGGTTGAGGAACTGGCCGGAAGCGACTGCGTCGGCGAGCATCTGCTGGGCAGCAGCGTCGCCGCTTCCGTCCCCTGGCGGGGCGGCAGTCGGCTCGGCGGTGGATTCGGACATCGGTGACTCCCGTGTCGGGGTCGCACGCCAGCCATGTCGGCGCGGCGCGGAATCGGGCATGAAAAATGCGCCCGCCATGTCGGCAAGCGCAGGTCGTACAAGGAGCGACGGGCCGCCATGCCGGCGGCAGCCGTCAAGACATGAGAGATCCGTCAGCGTTCCAGTCCGCCGGGATCACGTTCGTGAGGTTCAGCTCGCGGGCCCGCTTGAGGATGAAGCGCCTCACCTTGGCCCGAGCCTCCTCCGTGTTCGGCCGGACGCGACCAACCGCGCGGATCGCGTTCTCCAGATCCTGCCGGTTGCGGATGGGGAACCTGCCAGGGCCTGGCCGGTCTGGGGCAGGCATCGCCTTGCCGTCCTTGACCAGGCTTCGCATCTCTTCAGCGTTGGGCTGTGCCACGGTTCACCTCCCTCCGTCAGCTCGATCGTTCGGGCGGCCCGTATGTGGCACGGCCTTCGGCTTCCCACCAGCGGCGCCACGTGTTCACCGCGTTCCGGCCTCCTGTACCGCGGGTCACCCGCAGCCAGTCGTCGTACAGCTTCTCGGCGAGACCCACGAACGGCTCGTCCAAGGTGAAGGCTGGCCACGCCTGGCAGGCACAGTGGTCGTGATACCGGTCGCCACCCTGCCGCGGGTCCCCCGCAGTCTTCGCCGACTTGTAGACCGGCCCGCGGGACGCGAGCATCGCGCACCAGTGGCACGGATCGTTGTCCGTGACCCGGGCCCAGCCCGTCGCCTGCTCGTCGGCTTCGATGGATTGCTTCATCACCGAACGGCCGCCCTCAAGCGCCAAGTACTGGGTCGAGCCCACCATGCGGACCGCTGCGGCATCGATCGCCTGCTGCGGAGTCTTCCCCGCGGCGATCGCCTTCTTGAACTCCACCGGCCCTGTGACGTCCAGGGAAGCCTCCAGGCGCTGAATCGCCAACGGCAGCGGATCCGACGGGTCGAAGCCGTCGCCGGAGACACCCGCCGCCTCGCGAGCGTCCGTGTACGCAGCGCGCGCCAGTGTCGCCGACTGTTCCCGAGCCCGCTGCACAATCGGCATCAGCGCCGCCCGGACCGCCGGCCAGGATGCATCCACCTTCGCCGGGTTCATCAGCTCACGCCACACCTGCAAGACCTGCCGGGCCATCTGCGCCGCCAACAGTGCCTGAACCCGCCGAAACCGCTGCGCGGACTCCGCCTGCGCCGCCATCGTCAGGCCGCCGTGGCTGGAGGCTCAACAGGCGTCTGGGAATCCGCCGGGGGCTGCATCTGCTTTTCGATGATGCCGTTCAGCCGATCCATCGCGTTGCCCTCGGATGCGGCCTTCTTCCATCGCTCCACGTCGGTCTGTGTCACGCCCGGCACCCGCTCCCACAGCTCCTGTGGAGGCACGCCGAGCATCGTCACCAGCTTGCCGAGGGCGTCCACCGTCTGCGCCAGCGACCGCGCGGACGTGTCCCGCCACACCACCTGGGCTGCCGTGTCCTCCCAGGCGGCTGTGTCACCGGAGGCGAGACCGACCAGCCGAAGGAGCTGCTCGTGCGATTCCCCGCACAGCGATTCCCGCTCATCGGTCTTCCGGTCCAGGCCGTCCCTTGCCGCTGCCAGGGCCTCGGCGGACAGGTTCACCATCTCGCCCAGTAGGTGATAGGGCGGCACCTGCGAGATCGTGGCCGCGTGCCGGATCGACGCCTCCCGCGACTTCAAGTAGCCGCTCAGGTCCGTGGCGTCGAACTCACCGAACTTCGTGTCCGTGTCCTCGGCAACGAACAAGCCGTCCACCCGGGCACGGAACGGCTCCATCGGATTTCCCTGCTCGTCGACCGGGGGCGCCATGCCTGTGACCCACCGCTGACGGAACGCCGCGTACTGCTGCGCCATCAGCAAGTTGAACGTGGTCATGTTCAACTGGTCCTGGACATCGATCAGCGGCTCAACCTCGCCGATTACCCCGTCGCCGTCCAAATCCTGAGTGTTGACGTAGCGCACGATCGGGCACACCCCGAGCTTGTGCTCCATGCCCCAGTCGGTGCCATCGGGCTGCAGCTGCGAGCCGTCAGCCTTCCCGGCCAAGGTGTAGCGTGCCTGATCGTCATACAGGCGCACCACGCGACGCTTGCCGTCCTTCGTGTTCTCCAGACGGTCCTCGACGCCGTAGATCGGCCACTCGTCGTTCACCGAGTCCGCGTACACCGCCGTCATCCGCCGCGGGCTGAACGGGGTGATCACCGGAACAGGCTTACCCGGCATCACCACGGCGTAGGACGCGCCGTAAGTGAGCACCGACCGGTGAATGCCATGCTGGCGGGCATCCATCCGGTTCGCCTGCCACACCTGCCACGGATCCGCGTTCTCGTCCGAGCCCGCTGGCCGGTAGCCGTCGACGTACATGTTCTGTGCGACCACCGTGACCACGAGCGGCAGGATGTTCACCCGAGCCCGCTCGATCAGCCACCGGTACTCGGCCCGAGCGCCCCGCGGCACGTAGACGCTCGAGTGCCTCCCGCACATGTAGTCGGCGATCTTCTGAAGCCGAGACTGCTCCCCCTCGCGCAGCGCCAGCAGATGACGCGCCGTCGACACCGCGTCCTTCTCCGACATCACCACGCCGCGCTCACCCCCTCGCTACGCGAACCCATGCACTCGCCCTGTCCGCTGCCGCTTCTTCTGCCGCTTAGCCCAGTCCGGCGACGCCAGCAGCGCCCGCCGCGCCATGTCCGCCAACTGCATCGCAGCGAAACCGTCCACCTTCTTCGGCGACTCCCGGGACTCCTTACCGAACGAGACACCCCACCGGTTCGGCCGACGTCGGGCGTTCCCGACGTGCCGGTTCAGCATCTTGTGGTCCGCGTGGAGGATCTTCGCGTCCTCGATCGCCTGCACTAGCGCCTCGGTGGCCTTCGTCAGCTCCTGCTGGTGGCCTCGCATGTCGTAGCCGATCACCGATTTCGGTGAGGCCTTCACCAGCAGATCGTCCCGGTAGGTCTCGCCCCACTCGTCGATGTACGACTCCCACAGCTTCACGTCGGCGAAGAACGCCCGCACCTGATACATGCCGAAGGCGTGCGCCACCAAGTCGGACACCTGCTTGCGGTCGACCTCCCAGCCCTTCGCCAAGGGGCCGTCCGGGCGCTCCCAGATCCCGAGCGGCTGAACCAGGCGGTCCGAGATCCGCATCGCTACCAGGGCGGTCGCGTCGTCCGACTTGCCGCCGTCGAACCCAAGGGCGATCTCATCGCCGTCCTGCAGACGCAACTCCGACGCGCACAGCGCCCACTTGCCGGGATCCAGCAGCGCGTCCTCCGCCGCGACAGGCTGGTTCAGCCAGTAGCGGCGCGAGTCCGACGGCGCAGACTGCGGATCCCAAATCTCGGCGATGATGCCGTCCAGGTCCATCCACTCTGCCGCCGGCCCGTAGGCCTCCTTCAGCCCAGCGAGCAGAGCGTCCCGATCTGCGAGGTCCGTACCGTCCTTCGCCTGCCGGTGGTCGAAGAGCAGGCCCGCCGCATCGGCGTCACGGATCCGGCCCTCCCGGATGGCCTTGTAGTAGGTGTGCGTCGCCTCAGCGACCGAGTCCTGGCCGGGCTCGTACATCGTCGACGTCTCAAGGCACCACGGCTCGGCTTCCTTGCGCTTACGCAGGTTGCGGCGGACCGTGCCGTGCATGCGCCGCAACTCCGGCAGCACGTACAGGTGAGTCTCGTCAAAGACGGCGAAGGTCTCCTTGCCGCCGTCCTTCGCCGCCGAAGACGCCGTCGACGGGGTGATCTCCCCGCGCTGGTGGTGCAGGATGATCCGGCTCGACGACTGCGCCGACTTCCCGATGTCGATGCCAGGGAACTCGTCACCGTGATGCTCGACCAGGTACTCAAGCATCGTCGATACGTTGTCGTAGGTGTTGCCGGACTGGCCTTCCTCCGTCGCCAGGCAACGGATGAACGGCGACTTCACCGGCCGGCCGACCGGCTCACCGTTGGCGTCCCAGCCGTCGAACCGCACCGGGAACAGTGCCTCCGCGCACACGAGCATCCCGGCGATCTCAGACTTGGCGCGGCCCTTCGCCCGCGACAAGAACGCCCTGCGGTAGACACGTCGCCCAGTTTCCGGGTCGAGGCGGTAGGCCTTGACGATGAACGCGTAGAACTCGTCGTCCAGCTCGATCGGCTCGCCCACCACGTCGCCAGGCCCATGGCAGAGGAACTCTTCGATGTGCTCGACGATCTGATGCCCGAGAGAAGGGAACTCGCCGTCGTACTGGGGACCGCGCCACGGCATGGCACCCCCTACACGGCGTCCTCCGAAACGATCCGAAGGTTCTTCCGCCGATCCGACGTCGACCGCGGCGTCTCCGCAGGGGCCGGCTTGTCCGTCGGAGTGTCGATCTGCAGCTTCAGCCGCATCCGATCCTCAGGGGTCGCCCCGTACTTCGCCGCCCGCAGGCGCACCTCGGAGGCGAACTCCCAGCGCCCCTTAGTCCACATGACGTGGTGGAGGAGTGCAGTGTCCAAGAGGAAGTCCCAGTCGGTGTCGATGAATACCTGGGCCTGCGCTGAGCGCCGCCAGGTCTCCCACCAGTGCCGGGTTCGCGGGTGCCAGTCCTCGTCGTCCGGCAGGATCCCCTCCGGGAGCATCGGTCCGCGCAGTTCGTCGTCGTCCTCAACACGCTTCATCTCGGCGTCACGACGCTTCGTGTCCCGCGCACGGGAGCGCGTCGCCTTCGGCGCGAAACCGCGACCAGCCATCAGGGACACCCCCTCACAACAGGCCTGGAATCACCTTCGACAGGTCCGCCAGCTTTGACGGTGCGTCCTCGAACGGCTTCCGGGTCACGCAGATGTAGCGCTCGCGGTCGTACACCTCGACAGCAGTCTCACCTCGACGGATCCGGCGGCCACGGCCGACCTCGCCATAGCCCCAGATGTGCAAGCCGTGGCCTGATGGCGAGACCTCGATGTACGTCGACGGCACCCGGTCCACGATCTCCCTGGCCCACGGCATCAGTTCGCCGTCAGCCAGGGCGTGGTCGAGGTCGATGCACGCGAGACGATCGTCCGCACTGAGCACGAAGCCCAGGCCCACGCCGGCGGTCGAGCGGAGGGCCGTTCGATACGGGGCCCACGTCTCGGGCGCCGTCGACGAGGCCACCGTCGCCTTCCCTGCCGTCACCGACAGCGGCACCTTCCGATCCGTGTGGCGCACCCACTGGCGCCGGCGCTGCATCGCGGCCGGGACCGGGTCAGCAGCCTGCTGCCGCCTCCGGCAGGCCGCGGTGCGACAACGACCCGAGCAGAAGCGCGCGTTGTGCGCATGCCGAGCACCCAGCGGTCCCCGGCAGTGCTCGCAGCGCTTCGTCGTCATACCACCAGGATACGGCAGCGTGTAACGGCAATTCGCATGCTGACCTGCACTGATACAATCTCGTGACGCGAGGCCGGCGCGTAGGCAGGCCGGGCGACCCGCGCACCTTCGGTGGCATCACCGCAGGTCAGTCCATGATCGCAAGATCCCCAGTGTCGCGCGCACCGCGCCAAGCTAACGTGCCCGATCCGGGGATCTGAAACGATCTTGAGGCCTCCCCCAGGGTGATCATGAGCCGAAGATCGACTGAGCTAGCCCCGGGCGGTGACTGGCTCAGTTGATCAACCCCGGGTGGGCCTCGGCCGGCCGAGCCCTGGGCGGCTTCGCGTGCGCCACTGCCGATGCCTCCCGCCCGGTCTTCTGATCATGGTGCCACTGGCACAGCGCCCACAGGTTCTCGTCGCTGTGGTCGTCCACGCCTTGGGCAGCACCGACCTTGTGGTCCACCTGGTTGGCCAGCTCGCCACAGATGCCGCCCGTGCCGAGCGGCCACTGACAGACCCGCCCGTCACGCTTGAGGATCCGCCCACGGATGCGGTGCCAGCCCTTGGGTAGGGGAGCCGAGCGCCGGCCTTGGCTGGGCATCAGTCCTTGTCCTTGCCGCCGTGGGCGTTCGGACCGGGCCGTTCGCCGGTGGCCCGCTTGTGGAGGTTGGAGCACAGTCCGTCGAGCATTCGGCCCGGCTTGACGTACTTCCCAAGCTGAACGCGGCAACGCTCGAAGTCGCCCTCTGTCCCCCAACCGATCTTGGCCGCACCCTCGCCCTCGGCCCAGTAGCGCATTAGACGCTCAGTGGAAGCGGCGTCTCCTGGGGTTGCTTCACGTCCAGCGACCATGTGGCTTCATCTCGCTTCCATTCAGCGACGAGCTTGGCTCCCTTGGACAGGTTGCAGCCCTGGCAAGCAGGTAGGACGTTGCCGATGGCGTGCCGGCCTCCGCGGGAGAGGGGGATGACGTGGTCCATGTGGATGCCGCCTTCGTTGCCGCCGCAGTAGGCGCAGCGGTGGCGGTAGTGGCGGACGAGCTTGCGCCAGTTCGTGCTGGCGATGCCGACGCTGTCGGGGTTGAGCTGTTCCCACGCGCGTCGGCTGGCCTTGTGCTGGGCTGCGATGGCTCGTCGAAGTTCTGGGTTGGCGCGCCCCCAGGCGACGGCTGCGGCAACACGCTGCTTGCGATATCGGGCGTAGGAGACTCGCCGACTGCAGAGCCGGGAGCAGAACACGGAGGTGGACTGCTTCGGCGTGAAGACGGCGCCGCAGCGCTTGCACGGCCGGGCTGATAGATCCGCGTGCTGGTAGGCGCTCCGTGCCCGGTGCCGATTGCCGCACTCGGAGGTGCAGTACTTCTGGTCGGTGCGCCAGGCTTTGAAGCGGGTGTCGCATCCTGGGCAGGTGCGTTCCGGTTCTGCTGCCTTCTTCTCCGCGGCGTACTTGCGGTTGAGACGCAGCAGGTTGCAGGCTCGCGAGCAGCAGACCGAGTCCCGCCGTTTCGGCACGTAGGCTGTCTGGCAGATCTCGCACGGGCGTTGAGGAAGCGACGCGTTCGTCGTCCGGCGGCGGCACGCTCGGCACCATTGGGCGTCACTGCGCAGGGCGCTGATGTCTGCGCCGCATCGGTCGCACGTGCGTGTAGCGTTGGTCATGCTGGTCCTGTCGCATCAGGGTTGGCCGTGACCCCGGGAGCGCTCCAACGCTCGCCGGGGTTCTATCTTCTCAACGCCTGCTGACAGTCGGCGCGATCTGCCAGTAGCGGGTCTTCAGCGCGACGGACTCCGCTCAGGCTTCGAGCGCCCGCCGCGCGCCCTCTTCCAGCGTGATGCGGGGCACGTAGTGGTTGAGCATTCGGCTGGGGTCGCTGACGCGGTGGTGGACGCCTTGCGGCGCGTCGTGCCGGTGCTTCAGGTGCGGCCGGTAGCCAGCGGCGGCGCACACGATCCTGGCGAGTTCGTTGAAGCTGACGGCACGCCCCCAGCCGAGGTTGACCGGTCCGGTGACCTCGTTGTCGAGGAGTGCG